CCACTTGCCAAAAGCAAGAAAAGCACTTACGTGCGGACGTGAAGTCCTTGAGGAGGGGGAAACCCTCCCTTAATTATTCCACGGCCCGAGATCACACCATCCGTGAGTGTGAGTACGTGTAACCGTTGGGTTCGTCTTTCTTCGAAGGCTGTGATAGCCCCCGAGGACGGATCTATCGCGACAAATCTCGAAATCAATCCAATCGCGGGTCGTAGACCCACGCGGGAAGGATAAAGAGGTCTGAGATCCGTCAATGCCAAACAGAGTTGCGGTATAACCCGCGTTTCTGTCTCTCATAGGCTCCTTCACAGGAGTACGAATGAGGTTTCGAAAGATGAAGCCTCCCCAACCTCTCTTGTTTTTTAAGAGAGATGGGAGGGCTTCGTCGAAATTCGAAACAATGCCCCCATCACCATAGCCATCAGGGATACGAAGTATCTTAAGGTGGGATGGGATAAGGCTGTAGATCATATTCCAAGTTGGTTGGAAAGTCGACAGACAGAAGAGGGAATTCCCTCTCCTGTGGGCATAGCGCCTTAAGTTGTTTAACAATCTTAAGAGCGACTCAGCGTTTGAGAGTCTTTCCTTCAGAAAGATCGGCCGGACGTCGACCCCAAGGAAATAATCTTTTCCGCAGGATTCACGAAATGGACCATGAGCAAAGCTCTTGTCTTCATTGATCGAGAATCCGGCGAATTCGATTACTTTTCGCACGCCATCATAGTCCTCTGTTTTGACGATCAAGTCGTCGCCATAGACGGAAACGATGGCTTCTTTTCCGCTTCCACAAGATGCACTACAAAGAGCCCAAAAGATTAAACTTTCAAGCTCGAAAGTGAATGCATTTCCCATGGAAGAAAATTTGTGGTAGCGAATCCAGGACCCATTCAAAAGGCCCTGCTCGCTCCGCAAACGGCAAAGAACAGAAAACCATTGGCTGGGAAGGAGAAAGCGAACAAGCTCGTAAGAGATTGTATCACTAGCTCCACTTAAGTCAATGGTTGCAAGATTCCCAAATTGGGAACCTTCCAGTGCGAGACGCTGGTTCACGGATTGGTCTTTAAGATCAATCCCAGCGACCAAACGCAGACGTTTTCGAATGTAAGCTCCAAAACCTTTCTGTAAAAACGAATTTACATGAGGTTCTTTTGCAATCACTCGATGTGTCCTAGCGTTCTTGGGGACGAACACGACTTCATTTCCTCTCACAATGTTGAAACATCCATGCGTAAGCATGGCATCAACAGAGGGGAACTCGTCAGTTTGTAGCTGACAGTTAACCCAGGAGGGAGTACTGTTTACACAGCACATCCCCATAATGAAGTTGTTACTCGTGACGTCAAGTCGAGAACTGAACTTGACGTAAGCGGAGGTATGGTTACCGCTGGTGCTAGTTGTCGCACCAGGTCCCCATCCAAACAAGCCTGATATCTCTTCCATGTTCAAAGGGCCGAGAACGGAAGCAATTTTTCGGCGTGCAAGGTACAAAATGCCTTTCATCGCCGGGTCCCATTTTTGTGGGTCCTCTTCCAGTTCACGAAACTTGATATTGGTGAGACGACAGGCCTCCTCAAACTTGAGAAATGAATCCAAAGCACGCTTCTCAGGGTCCAGATTTTCATGAAGAAAGTCAGGATACTTTGAAAGGAACTTTGAAACTAAGTAGTCATCTGAAAACGTTTCCGCGTTCAGATAACTATTAGGGTTGCACTCTAATGAAACTAGCTGGTCGTACTCCCGATGTTTTAACATCAAGTATGCCGCTAGAGACTTCGGAGTGTTTACCGATTCACAAAGCGAGAGGAAAACCGACATCAACGTCCTTTCGGACGTTTCACGAGGCACCACCTTTAAGGCCTGTGCGAGAATATGCTTATGCATGTTCACCTTTCTAAGTTATCTTAGTTAAGTCGCTTACGCTTAACAGCGTAAGGCCGAAAAGTCACCAGATCAAGTCGTAATTTTCGACTTGATTTGTGACAATGGCTTCATCGATCAAATCACGCAATTGCGCGAGAAGATCTTTCCTCTCTTGTGCCGATGAGGCCTCCGGAAGAACGATGTCAACCGTTCCGAGGAGGCTGTAAGCGACAGTAGGAGAGGGCTGAATGCCAGTGCTAGTGCTCGGCGATGTCTGCGCGAGGATGGGAGTCTCGAGCTTCCAAGACATTTTGTATGCCCTGGATTGCCTCGTAGGTGCCCGCTGAAGGACGGAGAGAGCATTTTGTCCTGCGGCAATCGCTTGAGTGCGATCGACCCAGGAAATCACGCCATCTTTCGTCTGACCAGTAGGATAGTACGAGTGGTTAACCGGCGTTCCCGCCGCGTCTGTCAAGACAATGGTAGCTCTTTGAGCCATTGTAGTCTTCCTCTGAAGTGAAGTTACCAGAAGCCGAATGGATTCTGGGTGCTGTACTACTTGCGTAGAAACAGACTTTGGAGCAACGCAATTGCTGAGGTAGCATGAGCGAAACTCCGGGGATCTTTGGGCCGGGGAAAACCGTAGTAAGGAAACGAGAGCAGCAACTCACGACCCATGTCGTATTCGTAGCGCTCAAGTTTCGATTCTCCGGATCCCCCGAACCAATTAGCCCCCCCGAAGGTAGCATCATGGAATCGAACTGTTGAATTCATAAGGCGAAGATGTTTGAAGGATTTAAAACCCGATCCAAACACAAGCCCGGAATACGCTGTAAGACTCCTGATGGCATCGCCGATAGGGATGAACCAGTCTGCGACGAACGAAAAGGGTATAAGCTCCCAGGCCACTTCAAGCGGGTTGTTTAGACCAAACGCTGTGGTGACATCGAGAGCACCCGGTGGAATACGGTAAGTAACCGAAAGGTGGACCCAGATTCTATCACGACCATCAAAAGTGTAAGTCACCTGATCTCCAGGTGGCGACTCAACCTGATGGAAGATATTGTCTGAATCCACATTAACGGAAGCCGTCTGCCAACCTTGATTAGTTCCGACCATTAAATTCGCAGCATTTGCTGCTTGGTCGTAAACATCTTTCAAGAGTGGTTTCCACCCGTAAGAGTACTCTAACCAGGTATCCGAAAGAAAATCACTTAAGTGACTCTCCGGCTTCCTGCTAAACCGTTTAAATTGCTTGTCATACTTGAATGTTTCTTGCGATTTTCCGGAATGGGCTACCAAGGCGCCAGAGGCGTCTTGAGATAGTTTCCAATCCTTATATGTCGCTTTACGCATACCAGTGTACTTGCGTTCAAGGGTTGAGGTCGTGGCTGTGACGCCAAGGACGTTAGTGAACTCGAGCAGGTTACCAGATTTTAGTGCTTTTACAGCACGATAAATCTTGGTGGCGCTTTGCGCAACCATTGAAGCGGTCTTACCCATTTCCGCGGCAGCAACCGCTGCGTTAGATTTGGAAAGACTTATCTTTTCGATAAGCTTCATGATGGCCTTTTGGGTTGGGTCATCAGCGTAACCTGCCGGCAAATAGGAAGTATAACCACCAAATGTTTCCACATTAGTGGTGAACGACCAATTGGTAACGACCGGGTTCCCAGGCACTTGACTATGAACACTCATTCCGACCTTTGGGTCAGAAGTTGCGTCGTAATTAAAGTGATAGGGATTAACCGGAAGCTGCCACTTCTTCAAACTCCGAAAATTCGGAGTTTGAATGCTTGCCGTAGTACGATCCTTCTTAAAGATAACATGCGTCCCCAACGAACCGCCACCAAACTGATTTGAGTAACTCATTTCACCGGTGATAAGTTCATGAATGTTGGGGGAAGGCATCGAATCTCCAAAAGGAAAGTTTCCCTCGTTCGCTGAATAGAATCAGCAGGTGAGGTGGAACCTCCGTGTCACAACGGGGGCGGCTTAGCCGCTGCTCTAACCTTCATCGGAAAGAGCACAGAAATCCCTCATTTAGGAGGGGCCCTACCGCGATCAGCTGATAAACAGTCGACGGCTTTCCCTACGATAGTAGAAAGAGCCGCTGACGAGTCATCAACGATTTCGCGGGAATCTAGTCCTGCCTCATCAACAACCCACCATCCTTCAATAGAACCTGGAAACAACTTCGAATTACCAATATGGTAACTATGAAACTGAACCCGGGAGATAAAGTTAGAAAGGTAGCTGTTGAGAACGCAGAGGGCAATCTGCCGCTTCACAGCGTTGGATTGCACCTTCGAAAGTTCATGACCTGTTAGAGCCAGAAACTCTCGAACCAACCCGCGATGCATATGAAATGCATTAACGGAAGCGTTCACATACCATGCTTTCCGCTTCCAATCAAGACTGAACGGTTCAAGTCCAGTCAGATCGAAGGCCAATTGCACGGATACGACTTCACCACTCAGCCTTTCGGCACCAGTAGGGAAGAGGGAGTCAAGAGCTTTAAAACAGTTCATAAAGTACTTTCAAACTAGG